GGGAGTTGCTGCTCACAAATTTGAAGCAGAAAGTCGGTAGATGCAACATTAAACCCTCAAGACAGTGGGAAGTTGTACTACATTGTGCTTTCTTGGCTTTCACACGCACAGTTGACTCGGAAATAGAGGTGCATGGAAACTTATCTGGATTTAGAGGTAGATTTGACATTTTCGATCAATTTTATGACATTAGAGTTTGGTTTTTGTGGTTTTGGAACTTTGTCCAAACCATGACTCCTACCAATATGTTGAAAGGGTTGGTTGGATTGTTGAATGCTCTGTTGATCTTTGTCCTGCGTTCGGGAGAGGTTAAACCAGCTGGAGCGCTGGTGTTATTATGGATTATTATGTTGGGTTGGTCATTTAGGTATAGTTGGAATTGGTGGAAAGGTAAAATACCTTCCAAGTATTCAGCTGATCCTTTATTTATCCCTACCAACAAAGTGGGTTCTATAACTTCCTTACCGGATTTGGCGGATACGAAAGAGAAATTAGGGCGTATACCCATTGTCACGTATGACAATATAATTCCAGTTACGTGTGCTAATGATTCTGCAACTCAGGTAATGGCATTGAATATGCGATGCTTACAGGGAGTCGAAGATCATGATTTTTCAAATGTTGATAATTGGAAACATTTATGGAGCCAGTGGTTTAAACCTGACCCCAATTTTGTTCCTACAACGTTCAACAAATGGATCAAGGTCTGTAATCGACGTAATGATGTGGCACGAGTAGCGGTGTTGAAGAAAGCTTACAGGGAGGTTCAAGAAGATCCTGACAAATTAAAGTTCACTATTGAACCATTTGTCAAGGATGAAACATACCCTGCTAAAGGTGCAGCACCGAAACCACGTTTGGTCTTTGCGACCAACAATCATTATTTGGCAACCGCAGCCCCCTTGGCATACTCAATAGGCAAGTCGTTGAAGGACATATGGAATATTAATCATTTCGTTTATTACACTTCTGGAGCCACTACTTATGATTTAGGTAGTTGGTTTTCAAAGTGTTTTGAATTATTTGATGAACCAATTGTCATTGAAACAGATTTTGCTGAATATGAGTCACGAGTGCATATGTCAGCTATGGAAACGCAATGTCAGTTTTATGAACACATCGGTTGTTCCAGAAATGAAGCTGATGTTTTCCGTATGCA